TCGGCCTCGATCCCGAGGGGCGGATGTACCTCCTCGATCTATGGCGCAAGCAGGCGTCATCGGATCAGTGGATCGAGTCGTTCTGCGACATGGTGCTTCAGTGGAGGCCTATGTCGTGGGCCGAGGAGCAGGGCCAGATTAAATCGGGCGTCGGGCCGTTTCTGGATCGTCGCCAGCGCGAGCGGCAAGCGTTCGTCTACCGTCAGCCATTTCCAACGCGCGGCGACAAGGCCGTCAGAGCGCAGTCCATTCGCGGGCGCATGGCGCTGGAGGGGCTTCACGTGCCCGTCAGTGCACCTTGGTACGCGGACTTCAGAAGCGAACTGCTGAGCTTCCCAGCCGGAAAGCATGATGATTGCATAGATGCCATCGGTCTGATTGGCCAGTTGCTCGACACCATGATGACCGGCGATGAACCGAAGAAGCCGGAGCCGAAACAGGATCAGAGCGGTTACTCCGCCATTGAGGATGATGACGATGAAGACAACTGGATGGCCGCGTGACGCCTGACTACAGCTCCGGCACGCCAAGCGGATCGACGACATCGGCGCAGGGGCAACCGGACACGGCTGGCTATTGGGATATTGGCAAGCTCAAGAGGTCGTACACAGAATATCTCGGCAACAAGCGGGATGAGATCGAGGAGCAGAAGGACGCGCGGCGCTATTACCACGGCGCACAATGGACCGATGCCCAGATCAAAATCCTCAAGAAGCGCAAGCAGCCGATTTCCACGGTTAACCGCATTGGCCGCAAGATCGACGGCGTTGTCGGTCTTCTGGAGCGCCTGCGGCAGGACCCGAAGGCATTCCCGCGCACGCCGGGACAGGAGCAGGGCGCAGATATTGCGACCGCTGTCATTCGCTACGCGCTGGACTCACAGGAGTGGAAGCCCAAGAGCGCTGAGATTGCCAGAGATGGCGCTATTGATGGCATAGGCGGGCTTGAGATCAACCTTGTGCAGGGAGATACCCGCGATCCGAACGACCGCGACATTGAACTGGACATCGTTGAGCCGGAAAACTTCTTCTACGATCCGCGCAGCAAGCGCGCCGACTTCTCGGATGCCCGTTACATGGGCGTCGGCAAATGGATGGACATTGACCTCGCCAAGGAAATGTTCCCGGACAAGTCCGACGAGATCGAGCAGTCCATCGACAATGACACGGAACTCAGCACTAACCCGGACAACGAGAACAAGTGGTTTAACTCCGACCGCAAGCATATTCGGTTGGTTGACTGCTGGTATCGCCACAACGGCGAGTGGTGCTACTCGATCTTTACCGGCGCTGCCATCCTCATGGAGGGCAAGTCCTATCTGATCGACGAGAAGAACAAGACCGAATGCAAATACATCATGTATTCGGGATCGGTCGATCATGACGGCGACCGCTACGGTTTCGTGCGAAACATGAAGTCGTCGCAGGACAGCATCAATTTCAAGGAAGCCAAGCTGAACCACATCTTGGCGTCGCGCAGGCTCATCATGAGCAATGCGGCGGTGAAGGATGTTGAAACGGCCCGCAAGGAATGGGCGCGCACGGACGGCGTGATTATCGTCAATCCGGGCGGCGAGGTGAAAGCCGACGATCAGTCCTTCGATTTTGCGGGCTGGTCCAAGTTGCTGGTCGATTCAAAGCAGGAGATCGAAGGCTTCGGCCCCAATCCGCAGCTTCTCGGGCAGGGCAGCGAACAGCAGTCAGGCCGCGCCATTTCATTGCTGCAGCAGGCGGGCATTGCCGAGCTTGGCCCGTACATTCAGGGCTTCAAGGGCTGGAAGGTCCGCGTTTATCGGGCGGTGCTGAACGCCATTCAGCGTCATTGGACGGCAGAGCGCTATATCCGCGTGACTGATGATGACGGATTGGCGCAGTTTATCCAGATCAACGGGCTGCAGGTCGATCCGATGACCGGGCACCCCAATATCGTCAATGCGATTGGCTCGCTCGACGTGGACGTGATTATCGACGAGGGTCCGGACAGCATCAACATGATGGCTGACACCTACGACGCGCTGATTGCCATGGCGACCAGCGGCGCACAGGTGCCGCCTCAGGTGCTTATCGAGCTTTCGCCGGGCATCGACGGACGCACCAAGAAAAAGCTCCTGGGCTATATCGAGCAGGCGCAGAAGCCGGGACCGGCGCAGCAAATCGCGCTGGAAGGCGAGCAGGCCAAGGTCGATAAGACCAAATCCGAGACAATGCTGAACGTGTCCAAGGCGCGTCAGGCGGCCACGCCGCAGCCGGGCAAGCCGGAGAAGTTCGAGCTTCCGCCTGAACTGCAGATCGCGGACTCGATTGCCAGCACACGTGACAAGGATGCCAGCGCGGCTGCGAAGTACGCGAAGGCGAACAAGGACAATCAGGAAGCCAGTCTAGCGCCGCTGAAGATGGTGCAGGACGCGCACGACAAGGAGCAGGATCGCTCCTTTGTGGCTTCTAACCAATCGTAAGACCGCGACGATACAGCGGACAGGACGACCACGCAGCGCCAAGCGTCATTGGTGAAATCGTAATTCCACGACACGGAAAAGGACGGACAGGCTTATGGCCGATAACGATCAAGACATTTGGGATTCTGTAGACGAAACTGTTCAGACCGAAGCGCCTCAGGTTGAGGTAGCGACGGAGCAGCCGTCAGAGGTAGCAGAAACGCCGCGTGATGAGCGTGGACGATTTGCACCAAAGACCGCCGCAGAACAGGAAGCCGAGAAAGCTGCACAACCGCAGTTGGAATCTCCGCTCACCGAACAGCCGAAGGACACAAACCAGGGCATTCCGTCCTGGCGGCTGAAGGAAGAGGCGGAAGCAAGGCGAGCGGCTGAAGAACGGGCGGCAAATCACGAGCGAGAGCTTGCTGAGTTGCGCCGGCAGTTTCAGGCCATTCAGAAGCAGAACGAACCCAAACCCCCGGTTCCCGATCTCTACGAGAATCCGGACGCTTTTGTCGATTATCGCAACCAGCAAGCCATCGAGCCCATTAAGAGCGAGATTAGCCAGCTACGGGAATACTATTCCCAGCGCGACGCAATCCGCGAGCATGGGGCTGATAAGGTCAAAGCCGCTTATGAGGCATTGGATAAGGGTTTGCGCTCGCGCGATCCCGAGGCCGCAGCCGTCTATCAGCGGGCCATGTCATCGATCGATCCCTATGGGGACATCATGCGCTGGCACAAGAAACAGACCATCTTCAGCACGATTGGGGATGACCCTGAAGCGTTTGTAGAGCGCCAGATCGAGGAACGGTTGAAAGACCCGACCTATCAGGCGAAGGTTCTAGAGCGCATTCGCGGCACAGCCCAGACCCGTCCTTCGACAGTGACACCGCTTCCTCCATCGCTTAATCGCGCCACGGCAGCCGCAGCACTCAGCGGCGACGAGGACGACAGCGACGAGGGGCTACTGCAATCTGCTCTGCGCCGATAACCCGACACAACACAGCTAGGAAAGCACCCGCCCTTTGAGGCGGGCTTTTTGTTGGGCGGCGCATTGGAAGGATCAATCCAATGGCCAATACCACTCCACAGTCTAACAACAAGCTCGTTCAGTACCGCAAGGAACTGATCAAGGAATACGTCCGCGAAAACATGTTCTCGCCCTACATGGGTTCGAGCATGAATTCGATCATCCGCACCATCTACGACAACAAGAAGGGCGGCGAGCAGGTCAACATTCCGATCGTGACCTCGCTCAAGGGCACCGCGAAGTCGGCGGGCACCCTGACCGGCAACGAAGAGGCGATCAACAACTACGGCATGCGTGCTTGGGTTGACTGGGCGCGTCACGCTGTTGCCACGACCGACGCCGACGAGCAGAAGGACTCCGCCGATATCTTCGGTGAGGCCAAGCCGCTCCTGTCCGATTGGGGCAAGGAACTGCAGCGCGACGAAATCATCGAGGCGTTTGCTTCGGTCCCGTCCGAATCTGCGCCTTCGGGCCTCGGTTCGACCAACGGTCAGCGCGTCAACGGCATCACCTATGCGGCGGCGACCACTGCGCAGCTCAACGCATGGGCCGTCGATAACTCCGACCGCATCCTGTACGGCAACGCTGTCGGCAACTACTCGGGCGTTCATGCGACCGATCTTGCCAAGATCGACACCACGGACGACAAGTTTACGTCGGCCTCCGTGTCGCTCATGAAGCGCGTTGCGAAGCTGGCGAATCCTCGCATCCGTCCCTACAAGACCAAGGACGGCTACGACTACTTCGTGGCGTTCGCCGGTACGACCTGCTTCCGCGATCTCAAGACCTCGCTGGGCACGTCGCATCAGAACGCGCTCCCGCGTTCCGAGAACAACATCCTGTTCCAGGCAGGCGATCTGCACTGGGACGGCGTGATCATCCGCGAGGTTCCGGAAATCGACGCCTTTGTCGATAACATCTGGAAGTCCGGCACTGACGGCAACCTGAAGACCGGCGGCAACGGCGGTTCGCGTGTTGCCCCGGTGTTCCTCGCTGGCCAGTCGGCCATTGCGATGCCTTGGGCGAAGATGCCTGTCCCGACCTTCCGCGATCAGACTGACTATCAGTGGATCAAGGGCGCGGGCGTGAAGATGTGCTACGGCGTGGCAAAAATCTTCCAGAAGGACAGCGCAGACGACCTCACCCAGTGGGGCGTGGTCAACGGCTTCTTCTCCGCTGCGGCTGACGCCTAATAGGGAGTAGCCAACATGCCTGCAAACTCCACTCCACTTCCGGGGCGTACTGCCCCGGACCTCTCTGCCTATGGCGCGCTCAACCAGCCGACCTCGGGGCGAGTGACTTGCGACATCGTGAAGGACAACGGCGTTGCCCGTCTCGACTTCACCCTAACCAAGGCTCGCGTTCCGGTAACGGACGGTGCAGCCAGCGGCTCCTATGGTACGCTGAAGCTCTTTGACTTTATCGAAGGCGCTTTCTCGTTCCTTGGTTGCCGTCAGGACTACACCGCAACCGCTGAAGGCTCGGCTCTCACGACCGCTGCTGGCGACGCTGTGTATGTCTGGGGCGTCGGCACGGCGGCGGCTTCGACCGCGCGTGACGGCACCCTGACCGGCACTGAGCAGGACATCGGCACCAAGACAGGCTCCATCACCAATTCCAGCGGAACAGGTGCTGGAACGGCTGTTGATGGTGCAAAGACGACCGCGCTCAACGGCACGGCTACCGCGATTGACCTTTATCTGAACTGGTCAGGCACGGCGGCCACCATTGATGCGAGTTCGTATATCGATGTGACAGGAACCATCTCGGTTTCGTTCGTTCCGCTCGGTGACGACTAACAACAAATCGGCGGGGGCTACGGCTCCCGCCTTTCTCGTTTGAGGGCTTGGCATGGTCGATACGACAAAGACGCGGAGGCAACTGATCTATCGCGCGCTTGCGTCGATTGGTGCGCTTGAACCCGGAGAAGCGCCAAGCACAGAAGATTACAACACGATGGACGACCTCGTTGATCCGCTGATTGCGCAGCTTTCGGCGGACGAGATTGTCTATATCGATGATGCCGATGCTATTGACGTGGCGTTCTTCGTACCGCTGGCGAACCTGCTGGCGAATGCCGCCGGTCCTGACTTCGGATCGCCCGTGAATGATGATGCCAAAGCGCGCGATGAGGCGACACTGCGCCGCCTGACCGCAGGTAAGCCGACGTATCAAGTCCAGGTCGGTGAATACTTCTAAATGGTCGCGATCAATTTCCCGATTACGACCTCTCCCGGCATGAGGCCATCGGAAGGTGCGGGGCGGCTCATTAATTGCTTCTCTGAGCCTATGGGGCAGGGCGGCAGAGCGCCTGCTGTTCGCCATCGCTCACCTGGGCTGGTCAACTTCGGGACGACTACCAGAAGCGGCTGCCGTGGATTTATTGAGGTCGCCGGAACGCTGTATGCGGCGTTCGGTTCTCACCTTGAGAAGTTCTCAAGTTCGGGCGGCGCGTCCACGAATGTTGGCGCTCTTAACGGCACGAAGAAGGGATTTTTTGCCAGAAACAACGCGGCGACGCCTGACAAGGTGTTTGTTGATCCGGACGGCAACATATACACGTTCACTCCGACTGCAACGACAAGCGGATTTGACGCTGACCTTCCTGCGCCGAACTCGGTAACGTCGCTGGACGGCTATCTGGTGTTCACAATTGGCGATGGCCGCTGTTTTGCAACGGACCTGAACTCAACATCTGTGAATGCCCTGTCATTCGGCAAGGCCGAGGCCAAGCCAGACGGCCTCGTGCGTGGCGTGGCATGGGGATCAAAATTGCTGCTTTGCGGCACCTTGACCATTGAGGTGTGGGTAGATCAGGGCCTATCTCCATTCCCGTTTGCGCGGTCTGAGGTGATCCCGCGGGGGTTGGCCGGACCATATGCGATCACCGGCTTTGAAGATGGGTTTTCAAAGGGCATCTTTTGGATTGGTGACGATAACGCGGTGTACCGGCTTGACGGATACACGCCGACGAAGATTTCACCGCCTGACCTGGACGGATTGATCGAGTCCGTAAGTGATAAGTCCGATCTTGAGATGTGTTCCTACATCTCGCGCGGCCACGCTTTCATTGAACTGTCCTCGTCTGACTGGACGTGGGTGTTCAACGCCAACAACGAGAAATGGCATGAGCGAGCGCAGTATCTTGGCGAGCGCAGCCGCATTTCTAACAGCTATTACGCCTTCTCGAAGTGGCTCTGCGGCGATACCGAGACTGGTAATGTTCAGCAGATCATCAACACGGCGCAGAATGAAGTCGGTAGTCCTCTTGTCTGTGAGGTATGGTCTGCGCCAGTGCAGAAGTTTCCGGCGCGTGTGCGCGTCGCAACGGCTTGGTTTGATTTCAGCGTCGGTGTCGGCAACGCAGAAGGCCTCGATCCTATCGCGACCGATCCAAAGGTTGAGATTTCATGGAGCGATGACGGCGGGGAAACGTGGTCAACTCCTCGCATTCGGAAACTTGGCCGTCAGGCTGTCGGCTTGACACGTATCCGCGTCAATCAGTGCGGCGTCTCAGGATCGCAAGGGCGCATCTGGAAAGTGGCAATGTCTGATCCGGTGCATTTCGGCCTGATCGGCGGCGAGATGTCTGCGGAGCTGCGGGCGGCATGACAAAGGTCACGCTCCCGACGATTCAGCAGCCGCTTGTTGACTCGACCGGACGCTGCAATGTGATCTGGTTTGAGAAGCTCAAGTTTCTTGAGGGCCTTCAGCCGCTATCGGATGTTCCGGCAATAGTTCCTCCACCACCTATCACGCCGGGAAATACGACCGTTTCGGTTACCAATCGATCCGTAGCCGACACGCTCAACATCGGCACTGGCGTTGATGCCAGCCTCATTGGATACGCATCAACGGTCCAGTCTCTATACGACAGCTTCACAACGATTAAGAACGTGATCAACTCATTCAACACCAATCACACAAATTCAAAGAACGCGATTGATGCACTCAACACGCGAGTCACGGCGCTCGAAAATAAAGTCAATGCGATCATTTCCGCTCTGTCTTAGGCATGGAATAAAACATGGGCATTTTTGACATCTTCACCGGAGATTCCGCTAAAGAGGCCGCTGCTGCCAATCAAGCCCGTCTTGGCGCTCTGAAAACAGAAGGCCTTGGCTATCTTGATGCTGGCAAGACAGGCGCGCTTGGTGCGCTGGATACCGCTGGCGGTAAGTTTGGTGACCTAGCCACAAAGTACGGCACTGGAACAAATTTATACCTCGACAGCCTCGGTGTTAACGGTGCAGACGGCACGGCTCGGGCGCGTGATGCCTACACGGCAACTCCGGGGTATGACTGGCGCGTCTCGCAGGCGTTGGATCAAACCAACCGCGCGGCGGCAGCGACGGGCGGGCTTGGCGGCGGAAACACACTTGCGGCGCTCAGTGATCGCGCTGGCAACATGGCGGCAGCGGATTACTCCGGATGGCAGGATCGTCTTGCTGGGCTGATTAGCCCTGAGGTGGCTGGCGTGACCGGCGGTGCCAGGATCGATACTGCGAAGGCTGGTGTCTACACGAACGACGCCAACAGCCGCGTCAATCTCGCAAGCGGCGTAACGAACGGAATCAACAACCAGGAAACGCAGGCTGCGAACGCAGAGATGGCTGGCAGCGGCAACCTGTGGAATCTCGGTCTTAATCTGGCGAAGCTCGGAACGGGCTTCCTTGGTGGCAAGGCGGCTTAAATGGCTGAACTGACGGTTCCTCAAGTCGATTTCGGCATTCTCGGCAATCTGCGCACCACGTATGAAGATGCGCGCAAGGATGCTGTCAGACAGCGCACGCTTGCAAGCCTCGGGCAGGGTGATGGTCAGATTGATCCTCGTACATTGATCGGGTCAGGCGATCTCTCACTCGCCAATCTCGGTATTTCCATTCAGGGCCGCCAGCAGGATCAAGCGCGGCAGGCTCGCCTTGATGAACGCCAGCTTTCGCGCGACTCTGTGGATGATAATTTCCGCCGTCAGTCACTTGCGCTTCAGCAGCGTGCGGCGGCTAGGGCGGATCAGGGGCCGGAAGAAACGGCGGCTCAGCGTGCGAAGGCTGCGGCGGCATATGGTATTGACCCGACGACGCCAGAAGGACGCGCTTACGTCCTGACCGGCAAACTGCCAGAGAACAATACGACAGTTCAGGCCCAGACGGAGCAGCGCAAAGCAGCGGCGACATCGCTCGGATTGACGCCAGAAAACCCAGCTTACAATAGCTACGTCCTGACCGGGAAAATGCCGCGCGAAGATCAGTCACCGCTCACGGCAACTGATAAAAAGGCGATCCTTGAAGCAGACGAGGGCGTGCTGTCCGCGAATACGGCCATCGACGCACTCAAGAAAGCCAAGGAGCTTTCACCTAAGGCCATGGGGTTCAAGGGAGCCAGCGCAATTGCTGGTGTTGGCTCTGTTCTCGGAAATAAGCAGTCGCAGGACACAGTTGAACTTGACAACCTCATTACATCGAACGCGCTGACGCAGCTTAAGTCAATTTTCGGCGGCAACCCGACTGAGGGCGAGCGGAAAATTATGCTTGATATTCAGGGATCATCGAGCCTCCCTGACGCTGTTCGCCAGAAGATTTTTGATCGTGCAATCGGCTTGGCGCAGAACCGGCTGAAGTTCAACGAACAGCGCTCGACTGAACTTCGCGGGGGACAATTCTACAAGCCGCAGGGCAGCATGACGCGCGCCCCTGTCCAGCAGACTCAAGGCATCACGCAGCAGCAATATGAAGCGCTGCCTTCTGGCGCGACATTCACTGCACCAGACGGTACGCAGAGGATCAAGCCCTGATGGCGAATTGGTGGGATAGCGCACCACTCGCAGAGCCATCCAAGACGCCTGCGGCTGCCGGCAATTGGTGGGATGCTGCACCGATTGCGCAGGGCACATCAGCGCCGGCAACTCCCGGTGTGCCGCGCGTTAGCATCGATACCGGAAACATTGGCAAGCAGCCTGAAGTGGTGGGCGGCGGCGGGACCAAGGATCGCGGCGCGCTAGATGCCGCCGCTCGCGGCGCTGCGCAGGGCTTGACCGCGAACTTCTACGATGAATTGCGCGGCCTTGTCGAAGCGTCCGGCGCGAATCCGAAAGACCCGGCGAGCATCTATAATCTCATTGGCGGCGCGGTTAAGTATTGGACCGGCCAGCCGGAGGCGGTGAAGGCCTATGACGCGGCTACAACTCGCGAGCGAGCAGACACAGCAGCCGCAGAAGAACAGCACCCAATCGCCTCTATTGCTGGAAACGTGGCAGGAGCGATTGCTTTACCTATCGGGGCAGCCGCGAATGCCGCGACGCTACTGGGCCGCATGGCAACGGGCGCTGCTGTTGGCGCTGGCCTTGGCGGCCTCTCGGGAGTAGGCGAGGGCAGCGGAGTTATCGATAGCGCATCACGCGGGCTGACTGGCGCTGCCATTGGTGGTGCACTTGGTGGCGCGGCCCCGGCTGCTATTGAAGGCGTTATCCGTGGCGCTAGGGCTGCTGCCGGACCTGTTACAAATGCAATACGAGGAATCCGAAACCCGGAAGACGAAGCGGCAAGACGAGTTGCCACATCGATCCAGCGGGATATGCAAGCCGATCCAACGGCAACAAGTCGGCTAACCCCGCAGGAGTTCGCTGCAAGTCGTCAACAGGGCGGGCCTGCAACCATCATGGACCTTGGCGGAGAGACGACGAGGGCGCTTGCTCGTTCCGCCGCAAACACGTCACCGGAAGGGCGCGCTGCGCTATCGCGCACGATCAACGATAGATTTGAGGGACAGTCAGACCGTGTGACGGGTTGGCTGCGCAATACGTTCCATTTCCCTGATGCTAATGCGCAAGCGCAGGCACTGACTGACGTTGCCAAAAGTGTGAACCGTCCGGCCTATGCGAAGGCCTACGCAGAAGGACGCGCTGGTATTTGGGACGACCAGCTTTCAGAGCTGTCACAGGCTCCTGTCGTTCAGGACGCTGTGAGCGCTGCGCTAAAGCAGGCGCAGAACAAATCCGCGAGCGGATCGCTTACGGCGGCGACGCCAGAGCGGTGGGTTAATAACGGTAAGCCTACGCTTGAGTTCTGGGATTTGGTTAAACGCCAGATCGACCAGGAGATCAATGTTGCGAAACGCGCTGGCAAGAACGAAGACGTTGGAACGCTGACTGAAGTCAAGAACGTCATCGTTTCAAAACTTGACGAAGCTGTGCCGAGTTACGCCAAGGCGAGGGCTGGTGCAGCGCATTTCTTCGATGCCCAAGATTCGCTTGAGGCTGGCAAGAACTATGTGACCAAGAACGTTCCGAACTCCGATGTGCGGCGGGCCTTGTCGCACATGACGCCTCTAGAGCGGCAGTTGTTCCAGGATGGCTTTGTTTCAGAATATATCGCCAACCTGAACAAGATTGGCGACCGCCGATCCGTCTTGAACAAGATCGCGGAATCTCCCGCCGCCCGGGAGAAACTCACGATTGCGCTAGGCAGGGAGAAGACTGCGGAGCTTGAGGCCGGACTTCGTGTTGAGGGGATCATGGACCTTGCACGCAACGCCGTGCAGGGAAATTCGACAACGGCGCGGCAGCTTGCCGAACTAGGGCTTGCTGGCGGGGCATATGGCTTCTCTGGCGGCGGATTGAATCCATTCTCCGATCCTGGCGCGGTGATGAACGCTGCGCTGGCCTATGGCGCGCTCAAGGGCAAGAACAAGATCAACGAGAACGTTTCGCGCAAGGTCGCGGAAATGCTCACCTCATCCGATCCTGCGAAGCTCCTTCAAGGCATCCGCGTCGTTACACGCAACCAAAACCTCTTCAATGCCCTGCGGACTGCCGACAAGGGACTCGCGCGAGTTGGCGGCGAGCAGTCTGGTGGCATTCCTGTGCTTCAGGCTGCGGGCGTAGGCCGCGCCGAAGATCAGCCAAACATTCAGCGGCCAAACGGCCAGTAGCATCACCGCAACACAATAAAACAGAAACAGCCTCGCTCGCGCGGGGCTTTTTGCATTTCGGGAAGCCCTAAATGGCAGGTTCAATATCGCTGTCTCTCTCGCAGCAGTTCAACGAGCTGGGTAAGCCGCTCGCGGGCGGTTTGCTGTATTTCTATGCGGCGGGGACAACCACGCCTCAAGACGCATTTAAGGACAGCAATCTTACCCTGCAACACCCTAATCCTATCACATTGGATTCGGCTGGTCGCGTCCCTGCGTTCTACCTGGCTGACGGAAACATTAAAATCCGCCTGACCGACGCGGCTGGCGTGACCCAAATTGCGGCGGACAATCTGCTGGTGATCGGCCCGTCATCCGGCTCCGGCTCCGGCGATACCGTGGACGCCACTACGATCCTTGCGACCGGCGATATTAAGGTCCGGTACGGGACTGGCGCAGTAACCGGCTTTGTGCGCCTGAATGGCCGCACCATCGGGTCTGCGACTTCTGGCGCGTCTGAACTGGCCAACGCGTCCGCACAGGAGTTGTTCGAGTTCCTTTGGACGGCTGATCCGAATCTTGCTGTCTCGACTGGTCGCGGTGCGAATGCGAATGCTGACTGGGTCGCCAACAAGCAGCTCACTTTGCCTGACTTCCGTGGGCGCGCGATTGCTGGCCTTGATGACATGGGCAACTCGGCAGCCGGGCGGCTGACGGCCACATATTTCGGCGCGACTGCTACGGCTTTGGGTGCGGTTGGTGGTTCTGAATCGCACACGCTGACGAAGGCGCAGAGCGCGGTCCTGACCTATACGGCTGCCGTAACAGACCCCGGACATCCGCACGGTACGTACTCAAGGGCGCAGACGGACTTGGCCGCCAACGCTGGCGGCGGCCTCTCGAATATGGGCGCAAGTGGCGGCACGACAGCAACAGCAACGACGGGGATAACGGTTGGCGTCACCTCCGATGCTGGCGGCGGAGCGCACAACAACGTGCCGCCGACTGCGCTCATTACCGTTTACTGCAAACTATGAAAAAATTGAGGGAGATGCCAATCGCGCGGCTGCGCGAGCTTTTCATTTACGAGCCGGATACTGGGTATGTGCGTCGGCGCATCGATCGACCAAATTCCACAGCTGGAACCATCGTTGGAACTAAGTTTAGCACCGGCCATCTGAATGTCAGCGTAGACGGCATCATATTGGGTGTGCACCGCATAGCGTGGGCGCTTTTCCATAACAAAAATCCTGAGTTTCAGATCGACCACATCAATGGTGATGGTTCAGATAACAGGATTTGCAATCTGAGACTCGCCACGTCAGCGCAGAACAATAGAAATAGACGGGTTAGTTCACGCAGCAGAACTGGCGTCAAGAATGTTTTCTGGGTGACCAAGTCCGCAAATTGGCGCGTGGCTATTGGGCACAAGGGAAATTACCACATCACCCATTTTAATGATTTCAAGCGAGCGTGTATGGCGGCTGATTATATGAGAGCGTGGCTTCACGCCGAATTTGCGAATGATGGCACAAAATCTGTAGCGGAGGCCTGACAGATGTACCAAGGCTCACTCCCGGCAACCTCAAATCGCGAAGATTTCGAGGCGATCTTTCAGCTTGTCGATGAAGACACAGGCGACCTGATCGACCTCACCGCCGCAACTATCGAATTCGACATTTCGGAGCCGGGCTGCAGGCCGCTCATCACCGCCACGACAGATAACGGGAAAATCACATTGGTTGAAAGCACCACTTTCCGCGTGGCGATCCCGCGTGGCGAAATGTCCAATCTGTGCGCCGGTCAGTACGACGTTGGCGCAACCATTAATAATGCTGGCGAGACGCGCTCGTTTCTGATCGGTGCCCTCCCTGTTCTTGACGGGAGGGTTTCGCGATGACCGCGCTTAAACTTCGCTCCAAGGTCAACTTTCCAGCGACCGTTACCGCGACAGGCGGCCTCGCCGTTGCAAAGGCTAACGGTATTTGGACGGTTGAACCGGATTGGTCGTATCTCTCGCTCGAAACATCTATCCCGGATGCATCCGGGCGTCAGCTTTGGACGTTCGATCCGATCAATGATGCCTACTATCGCCTGTCTGTGCAGGCGCTGATTGATAACCTTCCTGCCGGTCCGGCTGGCCCGACCGGAGCTACAGGCCATACGTCAGGTATCCGACAAGTTTATTCAACGACGACTACCGATTCCGATCCTGGCGCTGGCACATTTCGCCTCAACAATGCCACGCCAGCAAGCGCGACGGCGGCGTATCTCGACAACGTGGACGCAGGCGGCGCGACTGTCTCGACCATCTTTGACCTGTTCGACGACAGCACGACAACGACGAAGGGGTATGTCCGCTTCGAGAAATCCGGCGACCCGACTAAGTGGGCTCAATTTGCGGTTACTGGCTCGGTTGTTGACGGTACGGGCTACCGCAAGATCACGCTGACGAGCGGCGCTGGAAGCGGCGCGTTTACCAATGGCGACACCTTCGCAATCACCTTCTATCGCTCCGGTGACAAGGGCACTGATGGCGCTGGCGCTGGCGACTTCTCGTCCAACACCGCGTCATCTGTTGACGGCGAGGTTGTGCTGTTCAGCGGCACTGGCGGCAAGACTGGCAAGCGTGCAACCGGCAGCGGCCTTGCCAAGCTGACTTCTGGTGTTCTCGGCACGGCAACGTCTGGCACGGACTACGCTCCCGCAACTTCCGGTTCTGCGATTCTCAAGGGCAATGGCTCTGGCGGCTTTTCGAGCGCAACGGCTGGCACGGACTATCTCGACAAGGGCACGACCTCGCTCCTGACTGCAGGCTACACCGCGACGAGTTATTCGCTCGGCACGGTCACGACCGGCACGGTGACGCCTAGCGCTGCGAACGGCAACTTCCAGCACTTGACCGCAAATGGGGCCTTCACGCTCGCGCCGCCATCTGCGACATGCTGCATTGACATCGAAGTACTGAACGGTGCATCGGCTGGCACCATCACCACGTCTGGCTTTACCAAGGTCAACGGCGACACTTACGCCACGACCAACACGAACAAATACATTTTCCACATCACCAAGACGAACAGCTATTCGCGGCTCTCGATTGAGGCGCTGCAATGAGCAACCGCTTGCTTTGCGCGCCAGCGGTTATCATTCCTGAACGAACTATCCGCCGCCTGACCGATGCTGAGTTCTGGGACTTCATGGCCCAGCACTCGCCAAGCAAGGCAACGTTCCCGTTTCCGTTCTATCGCGGCCCGTCTGGCGTCAACTTCATCACCGCGACCGGCGGCACGATCACGACGGATGGAAACTTCAAGGTCCATTCGTTCACGAGCGGCGGAAATTTCCAGATAACGGCGATGCCCGCTGGCGCAACAGTGCAGGCGCTGGTGTGTGGCGGCGGTGGTAGTGGCGGCGCGGGTCAAGCGACAAATGACGTTGGCTCGGGAGGCGGTGGCGGTGGCGACGTTGTTACGAACGCCGCTGTTGCCGTGTCAGCCAGCACGTTTGCTGTTGTGGTCGGCTCGGGCGGCTCTGCCCCTGGCGTCGGCCAGAATGCTGGCAATAATGGCGGCACAAGTTCCATTGCCTTTTCTAGCGCAATCACCGCGCCCGGCGGCAGCGGTGGCGCGAACCGTTACGTCAACAGCGGTCAGGGCAAGACCGGGCAGGGCAGCGGCGGCGGCAGCGCCTATCCGGCGACCGCCTACAATGCGCCTGGCGTAGCCGGTTCCGGTGGAACCTCGCACGTTAATCAAGGTGGATGGGGGACTGCATCTGGCACGTCGAACGGCGGCGGCGGCGGCGGCGCAGGAGGCGCGGGTACTAATGCGAACGGTGCCAATGGCCAGCAGACTGGCGGTCCCGGCTTTTCATCATCCATCACCGGTGCTGCAGTCTACTACGGCGCGGGCGGATCGGGCGGCGGCGGTACTGGCAACTCAACACCCAATCCTGGCGGCACCGGCGGCGGCGGAAATGGCGGCGCGCAGAACAGTGGCGGCAGCGCGGCAACCGGCATAGGCGCAGGCGGCGGCGGTTCCGGATCTAACAATGGTGGTGCAGGCGGCGCGGGCGCAAGCGGCATTGCGATAGTCCGCTATCAGTTCCAGTAATCAAAAGCCCGCTTTTATTGACTTGAGCAGCAAGTCGATGGCCTGCTGATCGTTGGTCGCCCTGTCGTTCTAGAAACGCTGCTTTTTGACTCATCAGGCTCTCCCCAGCGGGCCGCTTCTACCACACCCAGCCCGCCTTGTGCGGGCTTTTTCTATGCCAACAAGGAGTCTTCAATGGACAAAATCAAAGCCGTTTTCGCCAAACTGTCCGCCCCGTTTGAATGGGTCGTTCAGAAGGTCCGGGACTATCCCAAGGGCTTCCTGATCCTTGCTGGTGTGCTGATTGCGGTTGCTTGGTTCGCCTGATGTCCACTGTGACTGGGCTTCTGACGGCCAACGCGGCCAGGTGGAAGGCGGCGAAGCTTACTCGGGCATCCGAGTTTGGCCCTGTCGCCAAGCGGCTAGTAGCCGCCAAGGCTCGCTATCAGGCCGTCGCAGCAAAGACCGGCGTGCCGTGGTTTGTGATCGCCGTCATCCATCAGCGTGAATCCTCGCAAAACTTCTCCCGTTCCCTTGCTCAAGGCGATCCGTGGAATCAGGTTTCCACGCATGTGCCGAAGGGCAGGGGTCCGTTCAAGTCGTGGGAAGAGGCTGCAATCGACGCGCTGGTGAACTGTGCGCCGTATGCCTCGCGCTGGAGGGATTGGTCGCCGGGCGGCACCATGACGCTGCTAGAGCAATACAACGGCCTCGGATACGCCTCCAAGGGCTTGCCGTCGCCTTATGTGTGGTCCGGCACGGATCAATACGTGAAGGGCAAATATGTGGCGGATGGTGTGTTCAGTGCCACAGCCGTTGACAAGCAGCTTGGCTGCGCCGGCCTCATCATGGCGATGGCGGCGCTCGATCCGTCCATCTCGTTCAGCGGCAATGTGCCGGTGCTGACAGATGCGCCGGTCCCTCAGAGCAAGCCGCCCGTCACCAAATCAGAAAAAGCCATCGTCGCATCATCCGCCGCCGCTGCGGGTGCTGCAACCGTTCAATACGGCCTCTGGATCGGCATTGGCGTTGCCGCGCTGCTGATCGTCTGCGCCTTCCTCTATTTCAAATTCATAAGGAAATAATCTGTGGCAGATTGGAAAAGTGTTTCCGGCTCGCTCATCAAAGCGGGTGCGCCGATCATTGGCTCGGCCTTGGGTGGTCCGCTTGGTGGACTTATCGGTAGTGGCCTTGGCGACGTACTGGCTTCTGCTTTGGGTGTGGAGGCTACGCCGGAGGCGGTGAGTAACGCCATCGTCAACGGCGATCCTGCGACGGTCAGCGCCGCCCTCTCTGCCGCAGATCAAAAGGCCATCGCGGAATACAGCTATCTCACGGAATTGGCCAAGGCGCAGGCCGATGTAGACAAGACCCAGATCGAGGCGGTGAACGAGACAATCCGCGTTGAGGCGCAAGCCGCTGCTGCCCGCCCTGACGGCTGGTGGGGCAACTGGCGCACCATCATGGCCTATGAACTGACGATTGAATGCCCGTTTTGGGCCGGTCTGATTGCCTACTGTGTTGTCGCCGGGAAGATGAATGAACTGATCGGAGCGACCAGCATCCTCGTGACGTGGTGGGGCGCGCGGTTCGGTGTTCTCGGCGTTCACGTCTGGACCGGCTCGAATGAGCGTCAGACAGCGATCACAGGGCAGCCCAAGCCTAGCGTGATCGAGAAGGTTGTCAAAGCGGTGCGTGGCAAATGACGCAACACGAAGACACCTTGCGCGAACGTGTCGCGCGGCTTGAAACCAAAGTTGATAACCTCTCGGAGGCCTTGGACAAGGCCGTGACGAAGGTGGACGAGATGCACGGCGTCATGATGCAGGCCAAGGGTGCCCGCTGGGTGCTGATTGCTGCGGCCTCGATTGCCGGCGCACTTGCAGGCTTCGCGGCCAAGTTTACCGGCCTGATAAGCGGCCTGCCCAGATGAAATTCATCGCGCTCCTGATCCTGCTCGGTCTCGCGCAATGGTACTTCCGAAAGCCTCCTCCACCAGTCGTCCATATCGTTCCGCATTGTCTCGTTCCGGAACGCGGCTGGTTCCTGCCTTGTACTGACGTTGATCGGTACGAGTACACATAACTACACATCATGGGGTTTCATGCTCTCAAATCCGGCAGCGGAATTTGCGACGTACATCATCATTGCATTGGGGCTTTTAGGGATCGTTGAGACGATCTGGTTGTCGCGGCGGGGGTGGCTGTAATGGCGGCAGCAACACTCACTGACGACCAGCTTAGAGAGGCCGTCGCCCTTTTTGAGACGCACAATCGAAACCAGCAACACGCCGCCAATGCTGCCGGCATGTCCCGCAGCACCTTCCAATCCAGGCTTAGGACGGCGGAACTGCGTGGCATCACGGCACAGAAGCCGATGCTGGAAACTGAAAGCCTGATCTTCCCCGATCTTCCCTCCAGCGAACTTCCAGCCGAGCAGTTAATCGATCAGGCGTGCGCCAGATTCGCCGGCCACCTAGCCGCCCGTGAAGCGCGGCGATGGATGGAGATCAAGGTCAAGTCCAACAAGCCCATCGGCGTGTGTTTTATGGGCGACCCGCACATTGATAACAACGGGTGCAACTGGCCGCTGCTCCGCCGGGACATCAAGGTTCTGGAAGAGACGCCGGGCATGTACGCCGTGAACATTGGCGATCTAGCGGACAATTGGGTCGGGCGCCTTGTTCGCCTTTACGCCGATCAGGAGATGTCAAAGAAGCAGGCATGGAAGCTCGCAAAATACCTAATGCGGGATTCCGGCATCAAATGGCTGTGCCACCTTCTCGGCAATCACGACGCCTGGAACGATGGCCCCTATCTCATCAAGGCCAACGCGCAGCCGATGGTGCCCGTCGAGGACTGGCAGTCGCGCTTTCAGATTGCCTTCCCAAACGGCCAGAAAGTGCGCGTACATGCGGCGCATGATTTCCCCGGCTCATCCATCTGGAATAAAATGCACGGCCCCCAGAAGGCAGCAATGATGCTGGAGCAGGCGGATATTTTCGCTTGTGGGCACAAGCACGAATGGGCGATTAACGAGTCCGAGAACGCTAACCGCGACTTCGTTTATCACCTGATCCGAGCGCGCGGTTACAAGTTCATCGACAGCTATTCCGATCAGCTTGGCTATGGCAGCCAGAAGTTCGGCGCGTCGATCACGGCCATCATTGACCCGGCTAGCGGCGACACCAAGAAAATCCGATGCTTCCCCGATTTGCCGGAAGCCGCCGAGTTCCTGACGTGGAAGAGGGCGCGGGCGTGACCAAGTTCTATCACCTTGAAGATTCCGAATGGGTCCGCATCACCAAGAAAGACCACAAGCACCGCTGCTGCGATTGCTCCCTCACACATATTGTGAGCTATAGAAACGGCCCCAATGGCTCACTGGAAACGCGCTGGAAGATAGACGCTAAGGCCACAGCAGCAGCCCGGCGCAAGTTCAAATTCACGCCGGAAGAGGATTAATCACTGCGAAACAATCTCCCCGTCTATGATGTTGCAGGCGCGGCCCTGAGGGTCATGGGGCGGACTCGTCCAATTCCACGGTTTGCACGGAGATGAAAGCGCCGCCAGCCTTCACAAGCTGGTTAGCGTGCCATTGCGCGCCTGCCTCGTTGACGAAAGCCTTATCCGCTACCATCGGGCCATGAGGCGGCTGCTTAACAACGATCCAGATTGTTCTCATCATCCTCTCCTTGTTCTAGGAAGATTGGTTCAGAAGAAATTCACCGCAGAAAGCGGGCATCCACGGCGCGCAATTTGATGGCGGCCAATTCAAAAATCTGTTCCCTCGTGCGCGGCCTTGTGAACAATTCGACCGGTTGCCCGCGCCCCGCCAGCAGCTTGATTTGATCCTCGGAATAAGCGGGGTAAGCGTTGTTCCGCAAGATTGCCTCAAATACCCGCTCAGTTAATTTCCCGAATGCTGTGTAACCTGCCTCGGGAATGGCTTGGCAGGCGGCGTGCCGAATTATTTGTCGGACCCTCTCGGTTCGCAGATTTTTTGTTGCTGCTATTTCACGGATCGACGCGCCCTCAACGAACATCTTCACAATCGGAGGGGCAAAATACTTTGACGCTGACTGTCGCGCGGTAGTCTCAATCTCGTTCGTTGCGCTGGCGTATGGGGTCATGACGTTCTCCACTATGGAAGATGGCTCTTAGCTAGCTGGGCAACCCGGTGCCTTCGGACTATTTCGCTGCACCCGTCTATGCGGGCCGCTATCCCGAGTGCCACTCGGTGTGTCCTAAGCGCCAAAATGCTCCTGTTGCTCGGAGTGCTGGCGAAGCTTGTTTTCCGCCAGCTAGCTAAGAGTCATCCCAATGCTCCACTTAGTTTCTGACCCCTCCATGAGGGGCAGTGCCTGCAATCTGCGATCTTCCCTGCCCAATCTAACCACTAGAACGAATAGAGAACAATGGGTGCGGGAAGCGCTCAAAATTCCTCTTACGTTTCAAAGGGACCAATTTGCCCGCACCTTTCCGCAAGGTGCTGAAAAGACACATATGTTGTACATCTTCTTCTTGTCCTGAGACGCCGCAATCGCTTCAGAGCGAAACGCTGGCGTTACCTGTGTTGCAGTATCGTGGGACTTGCGATCATCCGTTGTCATGATGATGGCTCCGAGACTGAGTGGTCCTTCGCTGTGAACGAGCGCCATGCGTTGCGCGCTATCGCGGTAAGTTTTGCGTGGTTCTCTGCCTGAATGCGGCAGTCCTGCTGTTCAAATGGTATGAATACTGGATAGATCGCCTCAACGATCTTCGGTAGCATCATTTCCTCTACCTGTTCGTCTGTGAGCTTCTGGCGAACCATCTCAAATCTCCAACCTGGTTTCTTCGCTATCGTCAGCGGGGAGTGATTCAATCTGCGGGAGGGAACTGGCTTTGAGAGCCGCGATGCAGAGGGCGATGGCTAAACTTCCACCCTCGTGGGTTCCGTAGAACGGGCCGGGCTCGGCGTTGATCCCAACAGAGACTCGCGCGACACCGTAGAGGTCTGTGAAATCCTTTTCCATTCCCTTCGGCACCAGCGTCATCGCCGCGTCTAACGAAGCTGTGTATTGATCCGGGACCCACGAAGGATCGTCACAGCACTCCTCGCCAGTAATTGTAATTCCATCACTGCTGACCGGCCTTCCTTGGCCGCAGCATCTACGGATATCAATGTTGCAAGCCATTGCTATCTCGAAATCAAGCGCATCGTCAGGCCCCGTCGCCTTCTCAAGCCGCGCGATCAGATCACTCAGTGACGATGTGACTGCACTGGAAGATGTATCCTTCTGAGTGGAGCGATCTTCTGAATCCATCTTCAAATCTCCATAGGGGTTTGGTAGCAGCAAAGCTCTTTCCTTTGCTTAGTCTCGGGGATCAGGGTGTGAGTGGTCCTTCATGCTGCCAGCGCTGGTGGAAAATGCTTGTGCTCGACGCCATCGACCAGGCATCCGTTGTCTTTGCCGCGCAGGCCGCCGTTCTGCTTGTGGTGGAACGTGACGCCATTGCGGGCGCACTGATCGCGCATGAACCGGACGGCGTCCATGTCCAGCGGGCGACGGTTCGGGCCGCTCTCGCCGCCGGTGATGATCCAGTCCGGGCGTGCGTCGCCAATGTCGATCCGACCGAGCAAGGGCTCTGCCGACACGCCGTGCCACGCTGCGGGAACGGCCATCAGTTTGCGGAAGTCCCGATCCCATTCTTCCTGGTTCGCCAGCGTCGCCATCAACCCGGCATTCGGATATGGCCAGTCAGCGGGGAGCATCTTCAGCGCATTGCCGATCCGCTTGGTCAGCAGCAGCCAACGCAGGTTCGGCGTTGCCTTCACAAGTTGCCACAGGTCGTCCCGCCAATCCTGCGGCACCTCGTTGTCGAACACATCCGCCAGTGACGCGCAGAACACGCGCAGCGGGACGCCTGTCTCGGCGGCCTTCCTATTCCATTTGACAGGATCGCCCCACGTCTTTGTCCGCCGTCGCGGGACGCCCGGTCCCCATCCTTCGACCCATTTGCGCCGGTTGTTATCGGACTCGGCGTAGCACCAGTCGCACGCGGGAGAGACCTTCGTGCATCCGATCCACGGATTGAACGTCGCGTCGGTCCAAGAAATTCCTGACTGTTCAGCCATCTCAATCTCCGTTGCAGTCCGTTAATCAAATGTTCTGTTGCTGTGTCGGCATCCTGAGGTGGGTCACTTCTGATCCCCCGCCCGTGAGAGAAGCGCGAGGATGGCGTTGGCGGCTTGTTGGGCCTCACGCCATTGCGACTTTTTCCAGAAGGGCTTTCCAGAAGAATCTATGACGCGAGGGTCAAAGCACTTCGTTGCTATGATCTGCGCAATCTCATCCGCCCCCACGCCCGCCGATGTGGCTGGCGGGGTGCCCGCGTAGAGCGCGCGCAATTCGCATGTGCCGTTTTCGAGTCTGGACTTCCATGGCCCGTTGCGGAAGCCCTCAACGCTCTGGTGCAGGTCGGTCCAGTCGCCCCATTTTCCAGCGATGCAAGCTCGATACTGATACGCCACAGGCTCTTGTGCGACCGGGGAGGCGGACAGGGCGTCATAGGCCATCAACAATTCTTCGACATCATCAGCATCAGGCGCGCTGTCGTAACCGGCATCAGCCATTGCAAATGCGAGACGCACGCGCTCAATGGCTGTGAGTCCGCCCCTTCCTGTCTCGTCACTAAAAGCGGTCATGGGTAGTGCCCTTCACTCTCGTTTCCTGCGATAGTCCATTCGGAAA